GGGAGGCACGACAAACAAGTCGTCGTGCTGGCACAGGGCCTAACCGGACGGAACCTCACGTCCTAAAAGAGAAAAAAAGAGGAGGGCCTCGATGCTAATCCAGCATTCCATGACCCGCTGCTATCCGTGCATCAAAATTCTGCATCGCGAAAGGAGCGGGCCGAGGCCCAGGGGGCGGCTGGTTGCTAACCAGTCGCCCCTCCCCGCTGTCGAGTCCTAGACCGGACGACACAATCGACAGCACCCGCGGGAGGCGCGCAAGCGGATGGACCCACTCCTCTTTGACTTCGAGGGGGGGGACATCTGCGAGCACCGCGGACACAGGGAAACCACGCTGGGTTGCCCAGGAGGGGAGCGGAAAACCGGAACTGATCCGATCCTCCACTATGCACAGCTGCTTGAAGAATAGCTGTCGCTTGCAAGTCGCCTCGGCGAGAGTACGTAGAGCATCCGAATACTGCAGGACACGCAGGTGGAAGCCGGCCGCGAGGGCCATGTACATCATCTCCGCCGGAGGCGACCGCGCCACCACAGTGACGCTTGGTCCGACTACAGGAAACTTTCGTCGGAAGAGGAAGCTCGTATAAGCACCTAGAGGGTCGGGCACAGCATCGCCCAGATCATCGAGGTCCCCGAACCCGGCTGCCGGAAGTGGCACGTACCCAAAAGGAGGGGCACGTCGACCATCAACAAGCTTACCGAATCGGAGGTAGCGCCAAAAGCTGAAATTGGCGTCTAGCATCGCGCGCTTCGTCTCTGTCTCTGTACTGTGGAGATCCGTCAAACGATTCGACGGTTCAAAAAGCGTGGCAACGGACAAGCGTCCGACCACAGCCTCAAGAGCTTTTCCTTCGCTCTCTGAGAGCTCTCGTTGCGGCAGCGAGTCCAAACGTCGTTGGGCGAGCTGGCGAATACGCCACGAGGCATCCACAGCAAGGGGTGCGGGCCGAACTTTGAGATTTTCCCAGTTCAAAACGGCTCCACGGGCCAGCATTAAGTCCTCTCTGCTGCCCACACCCACAAGACCCAAGCCACCAAGGTCCACTGGTAGGTACCAAGGCAAGCCAGAAGCCGTCATCAGCAGGTCGTGATGCCTGCGATGGAACTCCTGGTTCACCTTCTCCCACGCAAACTCTGGGCACGTGCGATACAGGTCCCAATGGCGACTGCCAAGAGACCATGGGCCAACGAGATCGATGTCATCGTCAGCACGATCGCCTTTCTGCTCAGGGCGGAGGCCACCGGAACGCACGACACCCTCCACGAGACCGAGATTGATCCAGCGGACCTCTCGGAAGGGTTGAGCCACAAGGATTGTCTCCTCCTCGGGCGTCGGCGGTACAGTGACCTCAGCGCGTGTGAGAGGCCAGGCCTGCATCCTCGGGTTCTCATCCACCCAGTATTGCGTTGAATTGATTTCCGCAAACAACGGGGTGAAGAAGTACTTTCCGAGAGATGGTCGAAGGCCGGCCAAAGTGCCAATTGCTAGCCATGCACGTCTCACTTCCTCATTGGCGACAAATACGCAGTCGTCGCCATTGACAAGAAGTCGCAGCTCCGCGAACGGAATCAGCCTGCGAAACCCAGCCTCCATGGCAAGCCAGCACACAGCGATGTTGGCAAGACAGAGGACGGGGAAGGACGTCACGGAACCCATCAGTTGTCCGTTGACTTGAGGTCGCCACACTTTCTTACCGTCAGGACCGATGACCTGGAAGAAGTGGCCAGTCAGGGACTCCAAAAAGATGGAGCGCTCCTGCTGAGTCAACTCAAGGCGGTCAGCAATTGCTGACGCGACCGCCTCGGACACCCACGAACGGAGTTCGTTCGTTGCGGCTGAATAGTCACCGGACAGGTAGCTACAGCCGTCAGGCAGATCGGCCCCAAGCACAGCAAGGAGGGCACGATCCGACGCGGGTCTCCCTACCAGCTGCGTGACGCGCTGGCGGGACAAGCACTTCCAGAGGAACTTCTGGAGTGGCAACATTGCAGTGTTGATCAGGGGCGGACCCTTCGTGATCACACGCACCTTCAGGGCTTCGGCAAGTCCAACAGGCTTGGCACGGGGCAGCTCCTCCTCAGCAGCGTTAAGTAGACGCGCGTAGAGTCGAGCAAACCTCATGTCGAGCTCGTCAGTTTTCAAGACGAACGAAGGTGTGTGGCCGCGGTTCTCGGCAGCACTGGCTGGATCAGCAACGGTGAAAACACCACCACCGTCCAGCTTCAGACCCTCCAGGAGCTCTGGATGGTCAACCATGAGAGAAGCGAAAGCACCTCCGTCCTCGCGCGAATGGTCAATATTCGCGCGAGTCGACGGCAGGAAGGGACGAACACGGTCTTCGATCGTGTAGCCCTTGACAGGGATCATCAGCTGGATCACCTGCGCAATTTTCTCGCAAACTCGCGCCTGGTCCACAATTCGTGGCCAGGACGCCTCATGTGGCGATTTCTTCTCCTTCGGCTCGGCAAACGCGTTTTCCATCTCGCGTGTCGCCTCATCGACCAGGAAGGGACGAGCAGCCGCACTCTCGCAGAGGTGCGCTCGTTTCTCTTCGGGCTGCGCAATGAATGCCGCAGCAGGAGGCCTAGGGGTGACAAGATCATTGACAGTGGCCAGCTCGGCCGCATAGATCATGTCATCGGTTGGACGCGGAAAGCCACGTTTGGCTCCGCTCACACTCTTCCCAAAGGCCTGACGAACTCCGTCAGAATAGTCGCGTCTGAACAACGCAAGCACAAATCTGTGCGGTCGGCCAAGAATGAGCAGCAGCGGGACATCAGCAGCTGGCATTTCTTTCTCATCTCGGCCGACAGGGGGCGCGGTAAACGGCTCTGGTGGGACTTCCAGACCGTACCATGCGGAGTAAAATGCTGCGAGTTTGTACTTCATAAACTTCACACAGCCGGCAACACCCGGACCACAACGGCGTGACTGCCCAGCCCAAAGGCTGACAGTTTTTCGCACGACGGTAGCTAGTAGCTCCGTCTCGTGGTCGGCGTAGCCGAACCCGCAAGCAGTGTAGACAATCAGCAACTGTCGGACACACTCGCCCAAAAACCTCTCTTCATCTGAGTTGAAAACGTACACGGCGGCTTTCGCCTCCCGCTGCGCGCTTTTGCGCGCCGTACGTCGAGCTGCATAGTACTGCGTAGCTCCTTTATCCTCAGAAGAGAACCTGCCATTCCCAGTGGCAGAGACACATTTAGCGTTATCACCGGCCTTGTCACGGCCGGACGCAAAGTCTGTTATCTTTGACTTGACTACAGCGGTAGTCATGACTTCCCGAACCTCGGACGTGTTGGATCTAATGCAATCAGATACAACCGTTCG